GTGACGGTGACGGTTACGGTGACGGTGACGGTGACGGTGACGGTTCCGGTTCCGGTTCCGGTTCCGGTTCCGGTGACGGTGACGGTGACGGTGACGGTGACGGTTACGGTTACGGTTAACAAGAAATGAAAAAAGATCAAGGAATAAAAATCCGATTACCCGATGAGGACAAAAAGAAAGCTCGTGAAGTCGCCGAATTCCACGGGCATACTCTATCCAGCATGATACGGTATTTTTTTAAAAAAGAATGGGAGAGGCTGAATAAATGATATTTCTATTGTTTATTATCTCTTTTGAATTTATGGTTATGGATTATTTAGGGTACACTTATTTCAATATTCTGAATTTCCTAGACTGGTTCTATCTCGGTTTGATAAATATGATTGTTTGTATCGTGATTTTAACTGCAATTGATATCTTTGATGATAAACCATCTCATAATTATAAGATTTCAAACGATGATGATTTAAGAAGATTATGAAAATAATCACTCCGGCGCAAACGCCGGACGAGCAATGCAACGGCAATTCGGCCTGATTTTGCCAGGATGACCTATGTAGGTTTTACCGTCTTTGATATAACTTGGCGGCTTGTCCCATGTATAATAATGGCCGCCAAGTTCTTTGTGTTCTGGGTCAACCTTGCTGTCATGAGTGTACTCCCAAATATAGCCGGGGAATCCTAACGACTGTTGACGCTCCTGGTTAATATCGGCATAGGTTTTTGCAACCTGATCCATGGCTACAAATTGAGCGTATCGTTTTGAGTACCCGGCCTCTTCCTGCATTTGTTTTCGAGCTTCAATGATTCCGATGTTTCCGGACACTACTGACCGAATGATTGCCTCAAAATTATCAACCGATTTTTCCGTTATCGAGGTAATCAGTTTTACATTTAAGTTTATACAGTCCCTTAGCGCCTGTAGTTCAACCTTTAATTGCATATTAGGGACGGGATATTCTGCCTGTAAATAACTCCCGATAATCCCACGCGTGACCTGTCCGTCAATTTTGTAAAAAATTCTATCCATGGTTGATAAAACTTTGTCATAAATTTTGCCAGATGAAATTAATTCTCTCATGGCCTTAAACCGCTTCACTATGTCCGACATAGACAGGGCATTTATCCTCGTGTCGTCAGGTATCTCTATTTTCTGGCTCTGGATTTCAGTTGCAGCCTCAATTAGTATTTTTTTGTACTGCCTGATTATGCCTTCCATGAAGGCTGTAAAAATACGGGAATATTCTGACTCAAGCGATTTCATCGACTCATTTTAAATTCGAGGTCTGGCATTGGCGGATTGAATGGCGCATCGGGATGATTGTCCTGTAAATTTTTAGTCATGTTCGTCATTTCCTCAACCAAACTGTCGAGATCCATCCCAGCTGCCTCTTCAATGTCTCGGTGTGGATATCTAATTTTTTCAGCCTGTTCAACTGTACTGATTTTCTTGTCAATCTCAATTGCCAGACGTTGTGTATCAAGATATTCAATTTGCGCCTTCTGCATCGGATCAGGAGACATCAGAGGTTCAAATTCCAACTCGATTCGGACGGATTCCCTATTTATACCCATTGAGGATAATTTGTCCCGGATCTTGCCTTTTTTTTCTGCCATCATCAATTGGCTCATCCAAAGCACAATCTGCTCAATTTGACCTATCTGATACTCAGATTTCACGAAGTCATGGTAATCCCGTTTGTCAGCCTGAGCCGACGCGAGCTCCCCGGAGGCCGAGCCTTTGATTATGCTCTGAGGGATTCTTGATACCGCCGATAAAAATTCAAACTGAAAATCGTTTGCCTCTTTGATCCCTGCAAACGTTGTCTGGAGATATTCAAACTCATAATTGGAGGGGACAGCCGCGACTGATTTGCTCGTGAACCGCATCTTGATATCATCAATCAGTTGCTGTAACGCGCTAAAATTTTTGGCTGTCTGGTTTAACGCCTCTTGAGCTGGATATTTAACCAGTAAGGCTCTGTATCTCAATAACAGATTCGTAATCGTCCAACTTGCAACGTTTATCCCCTTACATGCTGTCAATATCCTGTCGATTGTGGATATCCCTCGTTGCCTCATTGGGTCAAGGAATTGAACCGACAAATAGTAACGGCTTGGGTGGATGGCTTGCCCTGACACGTTCATTTCAAGCGCCTCTCCATAATCTTTTGCGAGCGGATCCCATGATTGTACGCGGTAAAAAAACCATTCCTCGTGGATTAAATTAAATTTATCAATTTTATCAATGCTGTCATAATTGATCGGGTTTGAATAATGGCTACGATTCATGTCTGCATCGGAATCCTGTATAATCGGAACCATTAGCGCCCCTCGTGAATACAGACCATAGTGAATTAAGTATCTGCGTAAAAGTTTTTTATATTCAAAGTCCTCGAATCGCTCTTGCAGTAGTTCGCCGAGTCCAATTTCATCATCATAATTTGTTTTGATTTTAAATCCATTTTTAACTGCATCGTCAGCCGGGCTGTCAATAATGCGCTGAATGATGTTAAGCCCACGATAGAATAACCTGGCTTGCGCTCCGGGGTACACGTTATCATTTGCCGTCAACTGCTCCGATATGTCAGAATTCATTGTCCCGATGCCCAGACTGGTTGAAGCCATTGAATTTATTTTAGTAATCTGGGCGTTTAACTTTTGTTCAAGCGCGTTTAATCGTATTTCTTGTTTTGTCATAATGTCCTTTGTAATTCTAATAATTTTTCTGACGATATGTAGCCGTCAAGTATATTTTCTGTGGCATATCTTAACGCATCAATTCCGTGGTTATAATCGTCTCGGATTGCGGTAGTTATTTTCTGCGTTCTGTTATCAATCTTATAGCTATAGTTCCTAAATTCATCAGCAAGCTCGGTGCATCGGGGATGTATGATGATTTTATTAAATCCCCTGAGTCGCTCAATTCCGTCCTCAATACTCCCTTTGCCTTTATCGCATGAGACAACCCGGAAGCCCTTCGACACCATAAAGCTGATCGTCTCAGGTCTCGCGTTATCTGCTCTAACCTCATGATTGCGGATGCCAGGTATGGTCTCAAAAAGCTTAGGTAAGTCTTCAATCTCGGTCTGATGACCAAATACAGCATAATCGACCATTAAATTGTTGTTTGTATCTATCCATGCCCTGACAATTGCGTTAGGATCTTGAGAAAAACCCCAGTCAGCTCCATGGTAGAATATAGTATTCGCTAAAGGCTCTGGAAATTCTTTGACCTCGTATTTGCCTTTAAATATTAATGAATCACTGGCTTCCTTAAGTTCCCCCTCGTACACATGGCGATACTGGTCGTAGTCAGTGCTCTTCATCCGTTGCGCTTTCGCTTTGCTAATTGCTGTCGCAAATTTATTATCAAGAATATTGATATTAATTTTAAGTGTGTCTTCTCTCTTTGTCGCGACAAAGTCCTGATATATCGGGTCATCAGCATAGCGCGGATTTAATACCATGATTATCTGCGAGCCGTCTTTCCTGATCGTGTCGTCAAGTGATGTAAACCCGGCCCGGCCGATATATTGCGCTTCCTCGATCCATACGATATCAACACCAGTCATCGATCGGAGATGGCCAGCGTCTTGACGCATCCCCTTAAAAATAAATTTAGAGCCATTAAATTTATTGAAAATCTTATCACGTTCGATTGTAAATATTGATTCAAGATTATGGGATTTAATTATTTCAGATAATAGGGCATGAACTGAGTCTGTTAACGAATTTTGAGACTCACGGGCGCATAGAGTTAGTGTTGGTTTTTCGATCGCACGTCCTATACAATATCGTGCGACGCTTTCAGATTTTCCGGAACCCCTGCCACCATATGCCACGACATAGGGTTTCCGATTTGTTGGGTCAAATAATGGGATAAATTTTTCTGGGTAATGGATATCCATTATTCAGGTTTGACAGGGATAAAATTTATAGTGATTGGTTTATTTATATTTAATTCGTTTTTGTCTTCATAGAGTTTTAATATTTTGCTCATTAACTCAATTGCCTTGTTCTGGTCTGTCAACTTAAAAGATACACGCCTTGAGCTCCCCTTTTCATTATCTTTTTCGTCAACAGTTATGCTTGAGATTATCCCAGGAACTTTATTCTCTTTTAATTTTGTTGGATCAATATTACCATTATCATCAAGCAAGTCGGCTGGATTAAAAAAGATAAGATTCTTTAAGTGTTGAATAATGTCCGAAGGGACACGTTCGCGAAGCAGGTCAATGCGTTTTTCTATCTCTGATTTTATGTCAGGGTTTGTCAGGAGATCAGAGGCGGAACGTCTCGCGGCTTCCTCACCTGAATCCGGATAAATTTTTAAATATGACCGTGTGGCATTAAACGTCTGGAGGTACTCATTTATAAATAATTCGTGTTTTGGGTTTAGGTCGGACATTTTTCTTGTATTTATTTAACCTTTTTGTTGGGATTGTCAAGCCTTTTAATTTGTAGTTTATGATAGTATAAACACAAAAGCCAGCGCACTGGCTGGCTTTTGTGTTTTTTGCTGTTCTTTATTCGCGGTAAAGAATAGCGGGTTTTTTATCAATCCTTACGACCAATAAGGAACGACGTTGTTTTTATCAAAACGGCATGGACATTATTAGGTAATGACTCATGGAGCCCGTAAGGCTCATTCAATATTATATTATATTCAATCTCATATCCTGTCAAGCCTTTTTCTTTCCCCTTCCTCCGAATTCCCCAACTCGGATAAATTAGAGTAGAATTTTCTGAGTAGATTTCCGAGGACTTTCCGAGGAGATTTTTCTTTATATTTATATTCCAATTTGATATACATATAAAGGAAGAAACACAACATTTTATACCTAAATTAGAGAATATATCTAATTTACTCGGTTACTCGAAGAAAATACTGCATAATCTAAAATATTGTAAAAAATACATAGCAAAAGCGTAAAGCGTAAGTTTATGAAATAAATAAAATAAACTTGACGTTTAGATTATTGATGTGAAAATCTGTACAGAATCAGAATGTGAAAAAAATTTCCGAGTTGAGGAAATGAGCCTATTTTTATGGAAATATCTTAGTTTCTTCCTTATATACATTCAGATTCCCGTCCTCGACTACTCGAAGCCTTACTTTCCCGCGTTTTCGAGGACACAAAATCCGAGGTAAAAACAGATGAAAATTAAAAATTATGTCGAAATTAGAGAAAAAAGAGAACGCTTGAAATCCGAAACATGGGATAGAATAGAAAAATATATTACCACCCTCGAACATCAAGCCCCGATTGAGATGGTTAAAAAGTGGTATGAACTTGAAAATTCAAGGTTTCGGCGTCCAGAATATCCTGTACAATTTAGGATCCTGTACAGAAGAATATTAACAAAACATAATCTTTACATGAATAGCCGCAAAAAGTTTGACCAGGAACACGAAGAGTTATTGATTGAGCTTGAAACTGATAGGGGTAGAATCGAAAGAGCAAACGCCGCCGATTTGCAAAATGAGGAAATTTATTTAAAGAATCTGTCAAAAAAAGAATCTCGAATATCAAAATTAAGCAATTTGAAAGAACAAATTTTAGGCCATCAAGCAAAAATACGATCACTAAATTTTGAAATAAAACGAGAGCGTGCCGAATATTCAAGAAAAAAAAGCGAATATGACGAGATTTTGAATGGTTAAACATAAATAATACTTGACACATCAGGTAGTATTATTTATATTCTCTCTGTTGGCAGGTTAAATCAAAACCGGCATGACGGAACCGGTCATGACTTGCCAACAATTTAAGGAATAATATGATAATTGAGATTGGATTAAACGGACACATTTTGGAAGTTGATTATGAAGTCTTTGATGGTGGATGTTAGTTTGATGCAAAATTGCTCCATGGCAAAAGGGAACGGACAATCAACGTCAATAAATTATCAAAATCAAATGAGTAGTTTATCCGTGAGAAAATATTTGACCATGACACAGAATGGAGCCGATTGAGTAATGCCAGTAAACGGTATTTTATGGAGTTTTAAAAATGGGAAAATTTGCAGCAATATCAATGACAATTTATATTTATATTGGGTTATGGGCCAGGGCGTATAGCCAGCCAGAGAAATTGCGATATGATTTAATTTACTACACGCTTATAATTTTAGCGCTCTCCTTCCTTCGAAAAAAAACACTCATCGGGCAAGCAATTGCCCGATATATTTTACGGCTGGTGATGAGATGATCAAAATAATTGGGACAAGTAACTTCCATGTAACGCCAGAAAAAAAACGACATTTTGAATGGATACGGAAACAACGAGACGAGAGCCACGCGCTTGCTGGAACTGGATTTTTAGAATTATTAAAAAAAGAATTGGAGGATAGAAATGGAAAAGATAGTAATAGATAATGAAACCACGTCATTAATTGCCGGGGCAAACGCGGCGCTAGAATTACGGCCGATAGGGGTTGTGACAAATAAATATGAGGCGATTGATTTAAAAAATTATAGCGAACTATCGTTTAAATTGTCGAAACAACTCAAAACCAGATGCACGGAAATCACAAAACCTTTAACCGACAATATCGCTAATATTAACAATCAAATTATGCCAATCGTGCGCCAGCTCGACGAACTGAGCAAGGCCGCAAACCGCGCTGTGCATATCTGGCAGGCCGCCGAGATGCAGAGAGCCGCAGACGAACGCCGTGAGCAGTTATTGAGTCAGACACCTGCTACGGTCCCGGCAACTCTCGAACCGCAAAAATTAACGAAAACCCGCAGCGTCACAAAAATAGAGATTGTCGGCGACATCAAAGACGTTGATCCTGATTACACTACGCTAATTTTAAATGACGATAAGATTGAGGCTGCGATCAAAGCCGGGCGACTACCGATAAACGGATTAAAAATATATCAGGTTGAAGAACCTGTAAGGGGATAAAAAGGGGATAAAGATGAGATATTTTTATTTTGTTTCATTTTCATATGTCGATAAATCTGGCATTACAAGATGCGGGATGAATACTGAAATTTGTATAAACAAAGTACTTAATTGCAAAGATCATATAATGGAAACAAAAGAATTCATAGAAAAAGAATTGCGAACCAACGGGATTGGAGATCAGGTTGTGATTATAAATTTTATATTATTAAAGAAAGGTAAAAAATGACACAGAAAGAAATGATAAAATCGGGATACGAGGTTAAGATTGCCAGATTATCTTATGAATTAAAGGCCGTGTTCCTGGCAATAAATGGAGCGTTTTCGATTCGCAATAGCGATAGTTTACCAGAAAATAACGAAGAAGTTGATTCATCTAAATTTAACTTCATAGAAAAATGTGATACTCTCAATATGTTATTATCTCAATATCGAGAATTATTTAAAAACGAGGAAACAAAATGAAGACAAATAAATCATGGTTATATTACGGAACTGCAATTGCATCAATATTAACTTTAATCGGGATATGGACACATCTCGCAATTACATTCAGTATTTTCGAGGTAAAATCATTTGTCTCAGACACCCCCGAACAAACCTTTTCAGGTGGAATAATTGCATCAGTGATTTCGTTTTTTTTAATCATGACTGCAATAGGCCGAAACAAGCTTGAAAAATATCTAGAAAACAAAGATGATGAAATTGTTAAAATAAACAAGAAGAAAAAGAACAAAAAGAATGCATCGCATGGGATTGAATTAAAGCTGAAATACCTGAAGTCAGTAAACCAAGCTCTATGGTTTTTTGGAATCATTGAAGTCTATGCGAATATCTATTATTTTATTCTGGCGGATTTACACATCAATAAAGTAACTTTTGAAAAACTCGCCGACATCGATCTCGTATCTTGGGTGTCTATGATATTTATCTCTGTGCTACTTACCGTTATATCAATAACAGGAGCAAGGTTAATGTCAATATTCTCGTCAAAAGATTTGAATGAAATGGATGAAATGGATGAAATGGATAAAGTTGAAACCCCTGTAATATTAATTCCAGAAAGCAAAATGGATAGTGTCCCAACTCAGGGGTTGGAGACCCTAGAAGAACATCTAAATAAATCAATTTCTGAAATGATAATCGAAGACCAAAAGACTCGAATTGAGAAGCCCGAACCCTCGAAGCTCCCAGTCACTGAGCAATCAATTCCGGGCCAGCCCTATTTTAAGTCGTAAACGAGGTGGATTATGAGCAGAAAATTAAAGACGAAGTTCGGGCAACCGTTAGCCGCGAGCTTGGCCGGGCAATAATGAACCCTCAATTTTTGAATATGATGAAAAAAATCATGAGCGACGAGAAATCGAAAAAAGCCAGGAAAAAGAAAGACGAAAAAACAGGAGAGCTATTTTAAAATGAAAATTAACGCAAAACAGGCTATTGCCGAAAACTGGACGCTGACAATCCGTGGTTGGTGTAGTGCGCTCGAGATCGGCAAAAATCAACAACAAATGCTTGAGCAGTATCACCGCGAATATACAGATTCCGTTTTTCTATCTCGCCTTGGTCGTGCACTTAATCCGAGTGCTAAAAAACCTGTATGGATTTTGAATTATGACGAATTTAAAACATTGCAGGAGTATCGTGCCAAACGGGCAAGCAATGGAGCCGGGAGACCGCATAAAAAAAAGTGAACTTTTTATTGATAATTACTTGACGATACAAGTAATATATTATACATTAATCCCAGAGCTGATTGAAAACAGCTACTACAAAATAAGAGGTAAAGAACATGAACAATTTAACAATATCTAAAATTAATTGGGTAACTGGGTCAAGAGAGGTAATTAGGACAATTAGAGTTGGAAGGTTATTGAATACTATAATATTTAATTTAATCGGATTAGATTGGTTAATAATCGGGAACTTTGATATCGAACGGGAGGGGGTTTCCCATTTTGAGAGATTATCAAAAGACCCAATTTATAAAAAATTAATAGAAATCTAATCCCCTGAACACGACGCCTGAAAATTCAAATCGGGCGCCTACTTGAGCGGATTAGATACAGGTTAATTCCGAGAATCAATCTACTCACGGCCATGCCGTTTTTCAAAAAACAATGGGGGGAACAAGCTGTCTGCAAGCAGCCCCCCCGAAATGACGCCGGAAATCATAAAACCGGCCAGTCTCTTACGAGGCTACCTCTTGCCGTGTTTTTAATCGCGAGAGGCTGGAATAATAAATTTTAAGGAGTATAGATAAAATGGATATAATTAAATCATGCGTCGTACTGGACGCAATGCGCGAAAATCACAAAACACGAGAGGCCGAAATCAAGGAACTCGAGGCCGAAATTTTGCATGTTGAAACCGAACTCGTCAACGAGTCACAGGCCAGCATGACTGACCACGTGACAATATCCGGCAAGAAATTTGTATTCAGTTGGAAAAACATGTACATCATCCCGAAAACAAATTCAGACCACAGTAAGAAAGTTGAATTATTGAGACGCCTTCTCGACATGAAGCCAGACCTTAATATTCAATTTTTTGAAACGGGGCATATGGACGACACGGGAGAGATTGAATTTGGGCAAACCGGCAACATGCACAAAACGCAGTTTGATAAATTTATGGACGCGCTACCTGTTGAGACAATCGCTAAGTTTGTTGAGGATGGGTTGCTGTTCGTCAAGCATGTGCCATGCGTTGAGGTTCGCAAAATAAAAAGTTAAGGATTTATTTTATAAGTCAAAAAAGTTTAAAACGTAAAGGATGTTTAAATGTCAGAAAAAGCAGATGCGTTAGCTACAACGCAAAAAAACGAGATAGCGAAAACCGAACAGGCAATTACATTGCCTCCGGAATTCCAGGGGTTTAGTCCTGACGAAGCCCTTGGCGGGATGGATGAGGTTTATCAGGGTTATGTCAAGCAGTACCCTTATTTTATGCGGTCAAATAATGCCGGTCAATTTGAGATGCGAGACAATGCAACTGATCAGGTTGTATTTGAATCGAAAATCGGAGAGACATTGCATTGTGTGATTTTGTTTGCTCACCATACCCGAGTGCTTTTAGCGGGGAACCGGGATAACAGACAGGATGACATCGAATTGTGGACAGATGAAGCAAAAGAAGTTTTGGCGATGAGTTATGACGACAAATCTCCGGGTAACTTTATCTTAAATGGTTTGGGCGAATATTTGAACAAGCCAAAAAGAGAGGCCGTTTCCAGTAAATTAAATGGCGTGGCTGTCTTTAAGGATTTGGCTAGCGGATTGAGTCCTGTATTTTTCTCGTTTGGCATTACAAGCGACGAC